CCAGCGCCGCGACGCCCTGCCAGGTGCCGCGCTGCTCGGCCTGGCCGGCCCAGTCATCGACGTCCCAGGTGGCGGTGTCCCAGTCGGCGCCGAGCGCGACGATCGCCACGTCGGGAAGGTTAGCCGGCGCGGTGGTGTCGTAGTTGACCTTGATGTCGATGTAGAGCCGCGGGTTGCCGTCCGAGATCAGGTACGGCAGCACCATCTTGAACTGCTTCACCGCCACCGTGTCGAAGGTCGACCAGGCGAATTGCACGTCGGCCCGGATCGGGTTGCCGTTGTCGTTGAGGTAGAGCTCGTTGACCTCGAACACCTCACCCTGATCGGTGGCGTAGAGCAGCCGGCCGGCGATCCAATTCCAGCAGCGGGCATGGAGGTTCGACCACTGGCTCCAGACCGGATCCGGCATAAAGCGGATCATCTGTCTATAGCGCCCGCCACCGAGCGGCAGATTGCAGATCGCGTGGCCCGAGTGATGGTCGAGCATCGCCATCCAGCCGAAATCATTGCGGTGGACGGCGGCGACATCGGCGAAGGCCGAGAACACATTCTTGTCGTATTTGCCGAGCTGCTCGCTCTCCGCCCGCAGCATGGTGGTCATCGGCAAGAGCCCGGTCGAGGTGAGCACGTAGAGGTCGCCGCCGAACTGCATGACGCTGTTCTTCGACATCGGGCTGTCGAAGCGGAAGATGCCGACCAGGTTGAAATCGCTGTCGGGGTCGACGCCCGAGTAGATCGCGCACTCGCCATTGTCGGTGAAGATGACGATGCGATCGTCCAGGCCCGAGCCGCCGTCGACGGTCCACGGGTAGACCGCCCGGATCGCGCCGCCGCGCCGGAAGATGGCGTTGAGCGGGATGTATTTGAGCTCGCCGGTCTTGGATTGGAGCGGCAGGTAGTAGAGCGCCAGGTTCTGGCTGTCGGCGAACCACAGCCGGTTCATGTGGCTGCAGACCTTGTCGAACAGCAGCACGTTGATCCATGGCGCCGTCGTCGGCGCCGTCACTGCCTCCCTGGCGATCGAGCCCTGCACGTCGGCGGTGACACCGGAGGTCTGCGGCCCGGCCGCGGCGGTGGTGTCGACGCCGACCAGGCTGAAGGTGTTCGCCGGGCTGCCGACATTGGAGATGGTGTGGGCGCCGTTGGCGACGGTCAGGCCGGTGCCGACCGCACCGGCAATGATCACCGTCATGCCGTTGTGGAAGTTGCCGATCGCAGCCGGCGCCACGGTGCAAACCGCCGGGTTCGCCTTCGACAGGTTGGTGACGGCGATCGGCGCTGGGCCGGTGTCGGTGCCGCCGTTCCACGACTGCACCCCGTCATGGCCATTGACCAGGATCGTGTAGTCGTCCTCGCCAAGGTTGGAGAACGAGGTCCAGCCCCAATCATCAGAGCCGAACCCCGTTTCCAGCAACGCCCCGGCAGAGGTCAGGAGCCGAGCACCCGAGGCGAACAGGTAGGCGGTCGGGAAGCCGTAGAACGGGATGATCGCCGAGATCTGCGCGGCCGGCGTCAGCTTGAGGATCCGGTTGGTCCCGGGGCGCACCCGGATGCGGTCCTCCTCGACCACCCAATTGTCGAGGATCGGCGCCGTCAGCGGATCCCCGGTGGTCAGCTTGCTATTCAGCGACAGGCCCTTCAGCGGCGCCTGCAGGTGCTTGATCTGGGAAACCGTGCCCTTCTTCAGCTTCGCCGGATCGGGCTTCAGGTAGCGGCTGGGCAGCATCCTCACTGGAGCGGGCTCCAGTCATCGTTCAAATCGATCACCTGGCCGTTGAGCCGGCCCGAGAGCCGGTTCAGGCGCTCGATGAACTCGCGCATGTCCTCGCCAAATTCGAGCCCCTTAGCCTTGAGGAACCGGTATTTGAGCCCGGCCACCGCCAGGCGATCATCGAACAGGATGTAGTCGGTGTCGGCGGTCGGCTCCTTCTTGCGGATATTGTTGGCGACATCGAGCAGCCAGTAGCCGTCGCCGAGCGTGTCCCGGTAGGGCTGGTCCATCAGCAGATCGTCGGCGACCGCCATCAGCAGCGCCGTCATCTGGGCGATGTCCTGGTCGAGGCTGCCGACCGCCTGGGTGACCGGCGCCTGGACGATGCCAATCTCCCGGGAGGCGCGATCGACCGCCTGCTTGACCGTGATCATGCCGCCGGCCTCGCGCTAAGCTGGGTGATCAGGATCTCCTGGGCATCGATGCGCGCCCGCTGCTCGTTGTTCTGCTCGCGCAGCGCACCGATCTGGCCTTCGAGGTCGGAGATCTTGGCCTCATAGCGGCCAGTCTCCTTCTGCAGCTCGATCATGCGCTTGGCCCGCTTGGCGGCCTCGGCGACCGAGGGCGGCAGCGAGGTCGGGCCGCGGCTGGCGTGCTTGGCGAGCTGCTCGACGGTGTGGATGTCGCGGACCAGGCAGCTCTGCAGATCGGCCGGGTTAATCGCCGGCCACATCACCAGCGGGTAGCCGTCCTCGCCGGTCTTCTTCAGCCCGGCCTGCTCCTTCTGGAACAGCCGGTAGGCGTCGCGGTGCTCCTCGAAGTGATCCTCGGTGGCGACCTCGGTGACCTCCAGATATGGCGGCCGGGAGAGGACGATTTTGACCACCTCTTTGTAGATCGGCATGCCGTCTTCGGAGATGCCATCGGGGGTGTAGCCGATAATGAAGCGGACGAGGGTCGGGGTGTCGGCCATGAATTGCTCCTGCCCTGGGTGCCCTGGAAGCGGACGACGAGGATCCAGGGCGGCGGCCCCGTCGTCCGCACCTTGAGCGGCCCATCCCCTGCTAAGAAGCGGGCCGCCTAGGGATCAGGTGCCGGTCAGCAGGATGCGGCCCTGCATCGCCCGGTTGGACAGCGTCAATGCGCCCATGAAGGCAAGGTGCTTGGTGATCGCGTCCATATCCGGCGACTGATCAGGAAGATCAAGCGCCTCGAAATTGCGGCCCGAATAGACTTCGAGCTTCATATATTTGGTATTCAGCATGTATCCGCCGACCAATCCGGTTGCGGCGCCGTCGAACACCATCGCGGCCGACTTATATTTCAGCGTCTCGAAGCCCAACTGGCCCAACGTTGCATCGGCATACCGCTGATTTTCTTGGAGGCCGCTCTCGAATGTGCCGTAGATTTCGGCGTCGGCGACCACCAGGTCGGGGTGCTCGGTGCCGCGGATCAGCTTCATCCAGAGCGCATTCATGCCGGCCTTCAAAGCCGGATACTGCAGGCCGGTCGCCCGGGCGATCGACTGGAACTGGTTTTTCCAGAACGGCCAGGTGGTGGCGTTGATGCCGCCGACGATGCCGGTGCCGTCGTCGGTGACGAAGGCGGCCAAGCCGGCAAACGTCTTCGGCGTCGAGCCGTTGGCGTAGACCGCCTTGGTGATGTTGTTGTTCATCGTGCTCTGGGCATTGTCCATCTTGCCTTCGAGCAGGTTGAGGATGCGCTCCTTGCCGCGGTTCTTGGCCAGATCCGGGCCGCTCAACGTGACCGAGCAGGCGGCGTTCGCCGGCTCGTAATCGGCCTCGCTGATCGTCTCTTTGACGGAGCGGGAGAGGAGCTCGGTGCCGGCGTACCAGGTGAAGGTCTCCTGGTCGTAGGTCAGCGGGCAGCTAATCGCCTTACCGCCATCGACGGTGCGGATGCGGTCGCCCTTCTTCAGCAGGGCGAGGATCGCGTTTGAGTTGGAGACGTTATCTGCGAACGTCTTATGGTAGTTATTTATAGTAGTTGCAACTAATTGGTTTACCGTTGGTTCGGCCATCGGGGGCTCCTAGGGGCCCCCGCAGGGGCCTAGAAGCCGATCTCGTCAGCCGTCTCTGCAATCGTGTCGCGTAGGCTCTTCGGCTTATCCGGGTCGACCGGCGGCTTGCCGGTGACGCGCGTCGTCTGACCCCGGACATTCGAGCGGTTGGCTTGCGCCGCGCGCACGTTTGCAGCCTTCTGCTGCCGCTGACGTTCGGCGGCTTCGAGCTGGGCCTGGCGGGTGTCGGGCGACATCCAGAGCGCGGTTTGATAGGCCTCGCGCAGGTCGCGCTTGGGGTTCGCGCGGAACAGCTCGATGATCTGCGGGAGCACGGCGTCGAAGTGCGGATGAACGAGGTTGCCCCGCTCGTCCTTCTCCTCGGCGAAACTGTCGATCCCCCACCTGGTGACCCTCAATTGCTGCTGCTCGGCGGCCTGCTGATTGCCTTGGACGAGCTGCTGGACGGTGTTTCGAAGTTCCTGAACTTCACGATTGTGACGGCCGAGGTGATCGGCGAAATACTGGATGGCAGGGTTTTTCCGGTCCTCCTCGGTGAGGGCGGGCGCGGAGCCGTCCTGCCGGCTCTGGTTGGCGAAGATGGCCGCTGGGTCCAGGCCGATGTTGCGGGCAACGTCCACGAGCAGCTTGAACCGCTCGCCGGGATCCGGGTGCATCCCCCGCCGCTGCATGGTCAGGAGCGCATGGATCATCTGGTACGGATCGAGGCCCGATCGCCGCTGCGTCTCGGCGATCACCGGATCCTGGAACAACTGCCCGACAGCATCGGTGAACTGGACTGCTGTCGCATTCGCCTGCGCCTTCGTCGTGTAGTCCCGCTCCATCTCCGTGTGGCGACGCAGGAGGAAGGCCTGTCCTTCCTGCGGCAGCCGCGCGAACATCTCGCGGTCCTGCTCCGACCAGTGCTGCGGTGGCTGATTGCTCCCTCGGGCTGGATCAGCCGGCTTCGCCGCATCGGGCGCTTTTTGCTGTTCTTCCTCGGGGCTGGGAGCGTCGTCCTGCTCTGCTTCACCCGGCTCCCCGTCCTTCGACGCGAAGCGACCGCGAGCATCGCGCGGTTGTCCTTCCCCGTCAACGGGTTGAGAACCGTCATCGCCGTCGTCATCGGGATCGGCGCCACGCTCGACTTCGTCGTAAGCCGCCTCAGCAACCTCACGCAGGCTTTTCGGCTGCTCGGGCTGCGTCGAGTTTCCCCCATTCAAAGTTTCCGGCTTCGGCCCCGTTTCCACTGGCATCGCGCGCCTCCCTGGATTGCGCTTCGCGCCCCCGCGAATAGTCCTGCTTCAAATCGCGCGGATCGTAGGCATCCGCTTCCTGCATGTCGCGTTGACGCTGGCGCTCCGAGGTGATCTCCCGGCCGGTGACCGGGCTCTCCATCGGCTCGAAGCGCGCAAAAAAAGGTGCCGGGAAGTCGGATCGTGCGGCGGGAGCTCGACCCACTTTCGGCACCAGACGCCCTTCGCGAAGCACGTACTTCACTGTTGCAGCACGGCCCGGTAAGCCATCTCGACGCCCAGCTCGATCTGGGTGGCGGCGATGGCCATCGGCCGGCTCCCGAACCTTTCGGCGCCGGGCTGAGTGCCGTCAGCATAGTGCAGAGCATCGAGCAGCGCAGCACACGCCTCTTTGATCTTCTCCAGCGCCGCCCGCTCGTTCTCGGAAAGCGCCTTGCCGGTGCGCCAGTCGACCACCGCGACCGCCTGCACCACCGGATCCCGCGGGCCCATCAGAGCGCGTTCCTGAGCCGCTTGAGCTCCTCCTGGTCGACCGAGCCGCCGGCCGCCAGGTTCTTCTCGGCGGCGGTCTGGTACTCGTCGGACGGCACCAGGTTCATCGGCGGCTGCATCCGGGTGAGCTGCTCGAAGGCGGCCTCCTCGGTGATCGGCGCATCGAGCGGGTTGGGATCGTCGGGCCCGATCTCGACCGGCGTCGCGAACTCGACGCCGAGCGCCTCGGCCTTCTCCTCCTCGGTCGCCGGCTTGTACGGCGCGTTGGTCACCGTCGTGCCGTCCGGGTTGGCGGTGTC